CGCAATGCTTTGTTTGAGTCTGCTTTATTCGGCACAGGTATTGTAAAAGGGCCGTTTAATTTTAATAAAACTTTAAGCAGATGGGAGGAAGATGAAGAAGGTTCTAGGACGTATAGCCCTATTGATGTTAGGGTTCCTCGTATTGAGTTCGTTAGCATTTGGGACTTTTTTCCAGATCCAAATGCAACAAATGTATCTGAAGCCGAGTATGTATTTCATAGACACAAGTTTAATAGGACACAGCTTCGGTCACTAGGTAAGATGCCTTATTTTGACAAAGAAGCTATTAGATCTTCTTTGCGTATGGGGCCTAACTATGTTGAAGAAGATTATGAATATGAATTAAAAGATGATAATAGAAATGATGAGTATGGTTCAGCTAAATATGAAGTGTTAGAATATTGGGGAGTGATGGACGCAGAGTATGCTCGTCAAATAGGAATGAAACTCCCTGATGAAGTAGATGATCTTGATGAAGTACAAGTTAATGCATGGGTTTGCAATGGAAATTTATTAAGGGCTGTAATAAATCCTTTTACTCCGTTTAGGGTTCCTTATCATGCTTTTCCTTATGAAAGAAATCCCTATAGCTTTTTTGGTATAGGTATTGCAGAAAACATGGATGACTCTCAAAAGATTATGAATGGTCACGCTAGAATGGCTATAGATAATCTTGCACTATCAGGATCATTAGTTTTTGATGTAGATGAGACTGCTTTAGTAGGTGGTCAAAGTATGGAAATATATCCGGGTAAAGTATTTAGAAGACAAGCAGGGGTTCCCGGTACAGCTATTAATGGTTTAAAGTTTCCTAATACATCTAATGAAAATATGATGATGTTTGATCGTTTTAGACAACTAGCAGATGAACAAACAGGTATTCCTAGTTACTCTCATGGTCAAACAGGCGTACAAAGTATGACAAGAACTGCTTCTGGTATGTCTATGCTACTAGGAGCAGCATCACTTAATATTAAAACAGTGATAAAGAACTTAGATGATTTTCTTCTTAAACCTTTAGGTGAAGCATATTTCCAATGGAATATGCAGTTTTTAGAAAGTAAACTAGGGGTAATTGGAGATTTAGAAGTAAAAGCTACAGGCACTAATAGCCTAATGCAAAAAGAGGTGCGAAGTCAAAGGCTCACTACATTCTTACAAACTGTACAGAATCCTGCTGTAGCTCCCTTCGTTAAAATTAATAAGCTAATTAGTGAGCTTGCGTATAGTTTAGAATTAGATCCTGATGAACTTTTAAACGATCCAGAAGAAGCTGCTTTAATGGCACAGATAATAGGAATGCAAAATGTTGGACAAGCAACTGGCCCAGAAGCTCCTCCCACTGGTGAACAGCCCGGAGCTATGGGAGGCCCTGAAGGAGTACCTCCTCAACCTCAAGACCTTGGAGACACAGGTACTGGTGGGGGCAACATCGGAACAGGAAATGTTCCGCAGTCAGGGGAAGATGCGTTTGCTGGCACAGCTAGAGTTGCTTAAAGATAATGTCCAAGAAACGAGGAAAAGGAATGAAGAATAAAGAAAGTTTAATGGTAACTCCTTCTGTAGCTATTACAATTTTTGATAAAGAAGAAACAAGATCTAAAAAATCTAAAGGTGGTTTTCCTGATCTTACAGGAGATGGGGAAGTAACGCAAGCAGATGTATTAAAAGGAAGAGGAGTTTTTCAAGAAGGTGGTATGCCAGAAGAACAAGATATGCCAGTAGATACATATCCTAATATACCACCTGAAGAGATGGCTGAAGTAGAAGCCTCTCAATTACCTGATGAACAAATGGAAGAAAATTATCTTGATTATATTGTTGACCAATCTTTAAATGAAGATGATCAACAATATTTAATGAATACTTTAGAAGCAGATCCACGATTAAGTCAAATATTTGATAGAGTTGTTGGAACTGCTTCTGAGTTTTCTGGGGCTGGAATGGTAGAAGGCCCCGGAACAGGAGTATCAGACTCAATACCTGCAAGATTGTCAGATGGCGAGTTTGTTATAACTAGGAAAGCTACAGATGCTATAGGTGCAGATAACCTTCAACGTATGATGGATGATGCAGAAAGAGCGTCTGATAGTGGACAAACATTACAAATGGCATTTGGTGGACAAGTCGATGAAGATGAAATAGATGAAACATCTTCTAAAGATTATCTATCTAAAACTGATGAAGAAATTCGTAAAGTTATGATAGGGTCTAACAGAATGCCTAGTGTTCGGTAGGGCCACCCCTAGACATAGGCCCCCTACCATAACTTAATGGCTACCTTGAAAGGCAAGCCCCATATTACTTGACGGAGTAGATATGGCTACCTTGTAAAACTATCAAGCCCCAAAAAGGAGATTAATATGTCAGAAGTAGAAAATATAGAAGAAGTAGCAAATCCATATAATTCTAAAAAACCTTGGCAAACAATGGATAGACCTAATACGGATGATGCTGATTCTTTGTTTTACGCGCCACAAGAACAGGCTACCCCAGAAGAGGCCCCTGAAGATGAAGCGCAACCTAAAAAAAGAACTAACTATAAAAAGCGTTATGATGATTTAAAAAAACATTATGATGAAAAAGTGTCTCAATTTAAACAACGAGAAGAAGAACTACAGGCGCAAGCAAGAGCTATGCAGCCTCAGTATGAAGCTCCTAAATCTATGGAAGATTTAGAAAAGTTTAAAGATGAGTATCCTGATTTGTATGATACAGTTGAATCTGTAGCTCACATGAGAAGTGAACAACAAGTAGGAGAACTTCGAGAACAATTATCTGCTATTCAACAAAGAGAAGCAGAAATATTAAAACGAGAAGCAGAAACTACTTTGCGTCAACGCCACCCTGATTTTGAAGATATTAGAGGTGATGAAGCATTTCATGAATGGGCAAAGACTCAACCAGAGCAAATACAGAATTGGGTGTACAATAATCCAGATAATGTTGCTTTAGCATCTAAAGCTATAGATCTTTATAAATTTGAAACAGGTATAACTACTTCTACGAAACAATCTCCAAAACAAAGTCCTGTCAGTAGGGAATCAGCGGCAGATATTGTGTCAACTAAAACTACACAAATTGATTCTGCTCAACCTAAAATATGGACTGAAAGGGAAATCGCTGCGATGTCTTTAGATCAGTTTGATAAATATGAAGATGAAATTAATCAAGCATTAGCTGAAGGCAGAGTGGTAAAATAAATTTTTACTAGGAGAGCATAAAAATGGCTTCAAATACTTCAGATCAATTTTTTGAACCGAGTACAGATACTAATGCAAACTTTGCTAATTCAGTTAGTACTCAAACAAACTCATTCTTCCTGCCCAAAGTTTACTCGAAGCAGGTACTTAACTTTTTCCGTAAAGCTTCTGTAGCGGAAGCAATTACGAATACAGACTATGCAGGTGAAATTAATAACTTTGGTGATACTGTAAGAATTATCAAAGAGCCTGTAATTACTGTAGATCAGTATGAAAGAGGACAAGATATTTCAGAAACCAAACTAACCGATGCAGAGATTACTCTGATCGTTGATATTGCAAATGCATTTAAGTTTGTAGTTGATGATATTGAAACTCAGATGTCACACGTAAACTTCCGTGAAGTAGCGACCTCATCTGCTGCATACTCTCTACGAGATGCATTTGATTCAGGCGTTATTGCAAAGATGTTTGCAGGTGTATCAACATCTAGCCCAGACCATACTCTTGGTTCTGATAGTGCTACTGATCTTGCTGCTGGAACCTTTGATGGTACTGGTAACTTGGATATTGGTTTTGATTCAGGTGAACACGATCCTATAGATGTTATGTCTAGAATGGCTCGTTTGCTTGACGTACAAAATGTTCCAGAAGAAGGACGATGGTTCTTAGCAGATCCTTTGTTCTACGAGCAGTTAGTACAAAGCTCTTCCAAGTTGTTGTCAGTAGACTACAATGCAGGTCAAGGGTCTATCCGTAATGGACTAGTTAGCTCTGGTAAGCTACGTGGATTTGATATGTATAAAACTAATAACATTGCAAGCACCTCTAATGCTGCTGGCAAGGTATTGGCTGGACATATATCATCTACAGCTACCGCACAAACTATCACCCAAACTGAGGTTATTAGAGATCCTGATAGCTTTGGTGATATTGTACGTGGCCTACACGTATATGGTGCTAAAGTGCTACGACCAGAAGCTCTAGTTGCAGCTTTCTACGGTGTAGACTAAAGTTAATGGGGGTTGCTTCGGTAGCCCCCTTTTTTATTGGAGGTTTAGTTATAATGCCACAAATAGGTTCAGATGAAAATCCTATGATGTTTAGAAAAACATTTGCTAGTAAAGAAAGCAGATTTAGAAAAAAATTTAATAAAGAAGCTTATGATTTTAATTATGATCGCATCTTTAATAAAGAACCTAAAAATGAATTTGAAGCTTGTCGAGCTAAAAGTAAAACATTTTCAATGGAACAGGACTAGTGAGTGGCGTATTTACAAAGTAATATCCCACATTTTAAATGTTGGGTACGAAAAGAGTATACACATAATCATACGCAATATCATGGAGAATATATACACGCATTAGCTATAGCTGTTACGTGTATACCTGATAGATCTTTAAGTTTTCAATTAGTTTTTACTGGTGCAGAAACTTACGATAATGATGATCCAAATGTACATGGAGGAGCAATGTGGGCTAGAATGCCTATAACTGCTTTAGTTGGAGATACTATATTACAAAAATGGCCTAGTGCCATGCTACCTCATTTTGCACAACCTTGGGATTGTAGTTCTAGAAACCATGCAGTTTATGTTATGGATAGAGCAAGTTCAAGTCCTTGGATATGTAAAATAGATAATGAGTTTTATACAGGTAAATATATGTTTACAGTAGATTATACCGATAGTGCTATATCAGATGATCCTGCTCAACATAAACAAAATCATGTATTAGAACTTACAGATGCAGGAGATTGGACAGGTAATATAGTTGCATTGCCTAATAATAGAGTTAGAGTAACTAACCCTGCACTTTGGGCTTGCGGTGAAGGCGCACCAGATTTTCGTCCTAGTCAATGGATACATAGTGCTGAATGTGATTCAAGTTATATTAATCCAGATATTACTTTTAATAATTTGTATGCGGAGGAAAATAATGAAGAAGAGTAAAATGAATAGCAAAATGAGTGCTAAAAATGGCAATGCTATGGCTAAAAGGCAAAAGAAAAATATGGGTTCTATGCCTAAAAAAACTAAAGGTTATGCAAGAGGTGGTGTAGTAAATCCTTCTTATTCAGGAGATATGCCCACAGCGGGGCCTAACTAAAATAAATGGCTACTACTTATTTACAATTAAGTAATGAAATACTTCGAGAGATGAATGAGGTAGAATTAACTTCTGCTAATTTTTCATCTGCTAAAGGTATACAAAGCCATGTAAAAGATTCTATTAATAGGGCATACTTTGATATTGTAAATGAGGAACCACAATGGCCTTTTCTTAGTACAGGAGAAAGTGGATCAACAGATCCTATGTATGGTAATGTTTACATAGAAACAGTTGCTGGAACTAGATGGTATGAATTAAAACCTGCTAGTTCTAGCATTACTACTGATTATGGTTATATAGATTGGGATAATTTTCTTTTAACTACAGTAGGAGTAAGTGGAGAATCTGCACCTTATACAATTCGTAATTTACGTTTTACATCTATAGAAGAATGGAAAGATTATTTTAGAATATCTCAAAATCAAGATGATGCAGATACTCAAAACTATGGAACTCCTGATAGAGTTATAAGAAGTCCTGATAGTAGAAATTTTGGATTAAGTCCTATACCAGAAAAAGTATATCGTATTTGGTTCTATGCTTACAATCAACCTACAGAATTAAGTTCTCATTCTGATGAAATAGTTTTTGCAGATACTTATAGATCAGTATTAATAGCTAGAGCTAGATATTATGTTTATCAATTTAAAGAAAATCCTCAAATGTCTGCTTTTGCTTTAGAAGATTATAAACGAGGATTAAAATTAATGCGGTTACATTTAATGGAACCTACTCCCGGCTATGTTAAAGATGATAGGATAAGGTTTATTTAATGTCTCAACCATTTGGTATATCATGTAAAGGTGGTCTTAATACTAATCTTAATCAATTAGAATTGCTAGGTCAACCCGGATTTGCAGTAGCACTATCTAACTTTGAAGTAGATCCTGATGGGGGTTATAGACGTATCAATGGTTATACTGCATTTGGTGGAGGATCTGCGGCTAGACCAAATAGTTCTAATTCTATATTAGGTTTACAAGTATATGCAGATGGAGTTATTGCTTCTTCAGGCACTAATGTTTATTTTAGTCAAACTGGTACGAGTTGGTTACAGATAAATAAAGCTAGTGTATCTGCATCAGGAGATAACCACAGTACTTTTTCAGGTCGATCAGCATCAGCTAGAACTTCTCAAGGACAAACAAACTTCGCAGTATTTGAAGGTAATACAGATTATGGCGAAGTAATTATAACGGATGAAGGATCTGGAGCTAAACCTTTATATTTTAAAATGACAGGTACAGATTCGGATATAACTAACCGTACTTTTTTTGCAAAAGAAATTACAGTTAGTGGCACAGTATACCCTAAATATTGTGTGATACATGACAAACATTTAGTGGTAGCAGGAGCAGCTACAGCACCTAATACTATATATTATAGTGGTACAAATGATATAGATGACTTTACAAGCACTGGTTCAGGTAGTATAGTATTAGATGATAAAGTAGTAGGTATTAGAAGTTTCCGTAATGATTTAATTATATTTTGTGTTAATTCAATATATAAGTTGCAAAATATAAATGATTCAAATAGTATTGCAATAGTACCTATTACAAAGAACGTAGGATGTATGGATGGTGCATCTATTCAGGAAATTGCAGGTGACTTGGTATTTCTA